CAGAACTTTGCGCGGCTTAATGAGGTGGCCAGCGCAATGGCCACGCATGACCGGTGGCGCACAACTTACTTTTCCACGCCCAGCAGTAAAACGCACCAGGCTTACCCGTTCTGGACGGGGGAAGAATGGAAACGCGGCGACGCCAAGCGCAAAAAGGTGGAGTTTCCGTCGTTCAAAGAACTGCGCGACGGCGGGCGGCTGTGCCCAGATGAACAATGGCGCTACATCATCACGATGGAGGATGCGATCGCCGGCGGGTTCAACCTAGCCAGCATCGACAAACTGCGCAACAAGTACAACCGCGACACATTCAGCATGCTCTATATGTGCGTGTTTGTGGACAGCGGAGACAGCGTTTTCAGCTTCAACGAGCTGGAACGCTGCGGCGTTGAGGTATCGCTCTGGCAAGACCATGACCCCACCGCCTCACGCCCATTCGGTAATCGTGAAGTGTGGGCCGGCTTCGACCCGGCGCGCAGCGGCGACACCTCCACCTTTGTGATTATCGCGCCGCCGCTCTATGACGGTGAACGCTTCCGCGTCCTGGCAACGTTCTACTGGCAGGGGATGAACTGGAAACACCAGGCCAACCAGATTAAGGCATTGTTTGAACGCTACAACATGACGCACATCGGGATCGACATTACCGGCATTGGCAGCGGCGTGTATGAAATGGTGCAGGGTTTTGCCATGCGCCAGGCCGTGGCCATCCATTATGGCCTGGAGAGCAAAACGCGCCTGGTGTTGAAAATGGTGGATGTGGTGGAAAGCCAGCGCATCGAATGGGACAACGAACAAAAAGAAATCCCGGCCAGCTTCCTGGCCATCCGGCGCACCAGTACCGCCAAAGGCAACAGCATGACCTTTGTTGCGGATCGCACCCAGGAAACAGGCCACGCAGACGTATTTTTTGCCATCGCCCACGCCGTGGATAACGAGCCGCTCAATTTTGAGAACCAACGCAAATCAACATGGAAAACGAGAAAGGCCGCATGAAAAAGAATAAACAACGCCAGCGCCGTGCAGCGGCAAACCACCAACGCGCCGCCGCTACAGGCCCGGCGCGCAAAATGAGCATTGCCACCCTGGGCAAGCCGGAACCGGTACTCACCACCGGCACCGATTACCGGGAGATTTGGTATGACAACGACTTTGACCACTACACGCTGCCGATTGACCGCCTGGCGCTGGCGCAGTTGGTTAACCTCAACGGCCAGCACGGCGGTGTGTTGTACGCCCGGCATAACATGGTGGCGGCGGATTACCAGGGCGGCGGTTTGACACACCAGGAACTCAAAGGCGGGGTATTCGACTATTTTACCTTTGGTGATCTGGCCATTGCGAAAGTGCGTAACGGTTGGGGCGACGTCTGCGCCCTGGCCCCACTGCCCTCACTTTATACCCGCCGCCGCAAGGATGATTCCCTGGTTGTCCTGCAGAACGGGGAACCCCTGGTGTTTGCGCCGGAGGATGTGATTTTTTTGAAGCAATACGACCCACAACAACAGGTTTACGGCCTGCCGGACTACATCGGCGGTATCCACTCCGCGTTGCTCAACAGTGAAGCCACCATCTTTCGCCGCCGCTACTACCACAACGGCGCACACACGGGTGGCATCATCTACACCAATGACCCCAACTTGAGCACTGAGGTGGAGGATGAAATCGTGCAAAGCCTGGAGCAGAGCAAGGGGATCGGCAATTTCAGCACCTTGTTTGTAAATATCCCGAAAGGTGACCCGGAGGGCATTAAATTCATCCCGATCGGCGACATCAGCGCAAAGGATGAATTTGCCAACGTGAAAAACATCAGTGCCCAAGACATTCTGGCGGCGCACCGGTTCCCGGCTGGCCTGGCGGGGATTATTCCAGGGAATACGGCAGGCCTGGGCGACCCGGAGAAAGCCCGCGAAACCTACCGCAAAGATGAGGTGATCCCGGTTCAACGCATGATAGCGGATGCCGTCAACAGTGATCCCGATGTGCCAGCCCCCTTACACCTGAAATTCAACGATGAAACGTCACAATCGGGTGCGTTATGAGCAGAAAAACGTTAAAATTCCAGAAGTTTGCCACTTTTGGAGCCAGAAACATGCGCGTGATGAAAGTCTTATGCACGGAATGCGGCGCTAACGCGATTATCAGAAAAACGGCCCGTAAACACCGGCAGATTTCAGATCTCTATTGCGCCTGTAGTGACGTGGAGTGTGGCCATACCTTTGTAATGAATGTGACCTTTTCGCATACCCTTAGCCCTAGCGCCAAAACCGGGGATAAGCTGCTGAAAACCGTTGTTGAAAGCATGAACCCGCAACAACGGCAAATGATGCTGGATTTATTGCAGGGCGCTGCCTCCGCCGCCTAAATTAACGCCTCCGTCCTGGGGGCGTTTTTGTAATTGCCGGTCAACGTCTGCGGCTAAAGTGGTAGTCATCTCAGAAATCCATGATAAAGCCAACTCCCGATCGTTACTGCTGCAACGTCCGTTAGCGACTAAGCGCGCAACTAGCTCAATGCGCTGTATAGCCAGTGATTCAAAGAAAAAATCCGCCACGGCTCCCCCTTCTTATTTTATGTTTAGC